TTGATTGGAGTTAAGAAGATGGGTGAGAAGACTAGTACTTCCACTGGTGTTACTACCCAGTCAACAATTCGTAGTGAGAACTTCAACTCTTATTCTCAGGACCGTACCTTCGAATACTATCAGAAGCTACGTAAGGAGAACAGGAGTTTGTACTATTCCCCTAAGATCCAGAACAGTATGCTTCAGGATCGTGAAAGACTAGGGGATCGTTTCTACAACTCTTAACATAATATAAAGGAGAATCAGATATGTCGGGTATGACAACTGGTAATGTTTCTCTCCTTACTCGCGCTGAAGTTTGGTCGCGTGAGCTTAAGGAGATTCTGCGTGATGAGCTTATGGCTCAGACATACGTTCGCTGGCTTCAGGAGTTCCCTGACGGCGATACGTTTAAGATCCCGTCGATTGGTCAGGCGTACGTTGATGACTATGTTGAAGACGAAGCGGTTAAGTACCGTCCTCTCGACACTGGTCAGTTTACCTTCCAGATCACTGAGTACCTCTCTTCGGGTACATACGTGACGAAGAAGGCTGAGCAGGATATGTTCTACATGAACGAACTTGTCTCGCGCTTTGTGCCTGAGCAGGAACGTGCCATTATGGAGCATGTCGAGGAGGCTATCCTTGGTCTTCAGTCTCAGCAGACGGCTGCTAATACCAATACGATTAACGGTGGTAAGCATCGTTATGTCGCTACTGGTTCTAGCAGCGTCATTAAGGTGGATGACTTCGCCCGTGCTAACCTCTCGCTAAACCTTGCGAATGTCTCGGCTAATAACCGTGTCGCTATTGTGGACCCATCTGTGGCTTACACCATTGAGACGAGTACACAGCTTTCTACCCTCACCAACAACCCGATGTTCGAGGGTATCGTCTCTTCGGGTATTGCGACAGGTATGCGCTTCGTCCGTAACGTCTACGGCTTCGATGTCTATACCTCGCAGCGTCTGGCTACAATCTCTTCGGAAACGCTTGAGACTGTGAACTGCGCTGGCTTCAAGGCTAACCTGTTCTTCTCTGCTGATGCTTCGGTTGTTCCGTTCATTGGTGCTTGGAGACAGATGCCTGAGGTCGATACTGAATATAATAAGGACCTCCAGCGTACAGAGTTTGTGACTACCGCTCGTTATGGTGTCAAGCTCTATCGCCCGGAGAACCTTGTTACCGTTCTTTCGAACGCCTCGGTTTAATAGGAGGATATTAATATGAGTGTTGATTGGACAAACTCTGACGGGCTTGAAGTCCGTTTCACTGGCCCTGAGGCTGAACAGAGCGGTGCTGGCGTTGCTACTATGGGTGCTACAAAGGAACTGATTGTTGACTTTAACTTTGCTACAGCGATTACCGCTGCGGCTTGGTCGCATGAAGCTTTCGTTCCGGCTGGCTCGTACATCAAGAAGGCTACGCTGATCGTTACTACAGCTATGGCTGGTACTTCTGGTACCCTGACCATTGGTCTGGCTCAGAAGGATGGTACAGTTATTGATGCCGATGGCATTGATGCTACTATCGCACAGGCTGATCTTGATACAAACGAAGTCGTTCTTTGTAACGGTGCTTTGGCTGGTGGTACGCTTTCTATCGGTTCTGCTAATGGCTACGTCTACACGACCCTTGGTGGTACGGTGACTGCTGGCCGTGGTAGACTGGTGATCGAGTACATCGAAGTCTAACATTACTCTTGGGGGATCAGAGATGGTCCCCCTTGACATCTTTGAAAGAATCGATATAATAATACTAATGGTCCTCCGGGGTGAACTATAGATGGCTAAGAAATGTACAAAGTGTCTTGAGGTTAAAGACGAAAGTATGTACCCAATAGCCAGTACTAAACAAGGATACCTTAGAGGAGAGTGTTTAGACTGCAAAAGAGAAATAACAAACCAAAAAGCATACTCTAAAAATTTAACTTCTAAACAAAAACTTTCTGAATATGGGTGTTGTGTATGTGGTATTAAGAGACATGAAGTCTTGGAGGTCCATCATTTACACAGAGATTATAAGAGATACGGTAGAAGTCAAAGTGCTGTAGCTAATCTACAAGACTTAGAAAAAGGTACTGCTGTTGTTCTTTGTGCCAATGACCATAGTCTTTTTCATAGTCATTTCGGTGGTAAAAATGCTTCCTTTCCACCTCAAACAAAAGAATCAGTTATTTCAATTTGTCTCTTAGAAAGAGCAAAAGGAGGAATATAAATTGGCGAACGTGCAGCACAGTAGTCTGACAGATCCTAACCTTCATGAGCCTAAGGGTATCTCTACGGCTTCAGCTAACCAGCTTTATCTAGCTAATGGTAGTGGCTCTGGTACATGGACTAACGCTAACAGATTCCCCGGTACAGGCTGGGGTAAATATACTAATACGACATACGTAGGGACTACATACTTAGCAGTTAGTACTACTAATGTACTTCTTCCCTTTACGACAGATGATACTGTCTCTCAGATTCCGATTACCCTAACGGGTACAACTTCCAGTCTTATGAATCTGGCTACTGAAACTCTCCAGTTTGTTGCTGCGGGAGATCTTCATTCTATTACTCTTTCTCTAAAGGTAGATTCTTTTGCTACTGGTTCTCCTAAAGTTTTAGATATTTCTATCTTTGGGTCTTCTGATGGTATTACTTATGGTACACTTCTTGGTGAAACTACTGTATCTCTAGTTAAGTCTACTAATCAGTTTATTACTGAATCCGCTTTATTCCCGGTGACATCTAATATGGTGTCTCATGGTGCTAGAATTAATATTAAGACTGATGTTGGTACAGCTAATATAGTTGATATCGGTCTAATCTCAGCCCGCGTACATAAGGCTAGGTAAGAATAATGGCTACAATTAAAATGACACTCTTGGAGATTGTTCAGGATGTCCTGAATGATTTAGACTCCGATGAGGTTAACAGCATTTCCGATACAGTAGAAGCAACCCAAATAGCTAATGTCTGTAGGAGTGTATACTATGATGTAATTACTACTGTTGATCTTCCTGAACATACAGAGTTGATGACAGTAACTGGTCTATCTAACTCTGCTCGTCCCAACTTCATGGATGCTGATAGCATCACTGAGATTAAGGAGTTGAGATATAATGTATCTGAGACGGCTGGGCAACTTGACTACAAACTTATCGATTATATTTTACCGGATGAATTTATTCAGAGAATTGTCAAGAGGGATACCTCTTCATCCGAGATAATTATTGTTACCGACCCCGTATCAGGAATATCTCTCCCTATCGATAACAGCAAGATGCCTGACTATTACACATCATTTGATGATACGTATCTCTGCTTCGATAGTTATAAAAGCTCTGTAGATACTACTCTGCAAAGCAGTAAGACTATGGTACTAGGGATTAAGCTTCCGTCATTCATTCTGACAGACGATTCTACTCCAGACATGGATGATACGATCTTTCCCTATTACCTTGCTGAAGTAAAGGTTAGGGCTGAATCCTTGTTTAAGGGTGGCCCTGACATCAAAACAGAACAGTTTGCTAGAAAGCACAGATACTTCCAGAAGAACAATCGCTGGAAGACTGGAGAACAGAGGGTACTCAATGACTATGGTAGAAAACGATACTGACCTTATCGTAACTGAAGAGAATAAAGAGGGTACAATTCTTAACGTAACCTCAAGTAAGCGAAAGTCTATGTTTACTATTTATAAGCCTACCGATGGCTATAGTATGTTCAAGATTAAGTCCGAGAGTGGCAGTATGCCTGAGCATCTCTCTGGTTATTACACAAATAGAAAGACAGCCCTAGCTGATTTATCCTACTGGTTGGTTCATACACCTGAAAGTAGGGAAGCTAAGTGGGATAGAATGTTCGGTGAGGAAAAAGCTCCTCCTCCGAAGTTAAAGGAAAAGAAGAGTGGAACCACAGCAGTATAGTCAAAAAACTGTAAATACTTTTATTAAGGGGCTTTATACTGAAGCCTCTGTAATGACCTATCCTGAGGATACTTCTTCAGATGAACTAAACTTTGATCTTCTTATTGATGGTAGCAGACGCAGAAGAAGAGGCATTGCCTACGAAGATAACTATCAGAACAGTACCTTTGCTGTAGCCGCTGGTGATCTTGTCCACAATGAGACTTGGACAAACGTATCCGGTATTGGTGGTACTGAGTTCCTCGTTGTCCAGCATAACAACATGGTCTACTTCTACGATAAGTCTCTTGACACTATTTCTGCTGGTCAGAAGTCTTTCAGCATTGACCTGAATAATTACTCTGCTAATAACAGCTACTCTGTCTCTAGCACTTATATCAATACAGCTTCTGTTACCGGGTATCTCATCATTGTATCCCCGGCTATCGACCCTATCCGTGTAGAGTACATCCCTAACGATGACAACATTACTGTCTCTAAGATTAAGGTCCAGATTAGAGATCTTGAATATCTTGGGATGTCCTCGAATATTACCTTTATCTCTAGAACAAGCAACCTTGTTACTGTTACAGTTAATACACCACACTATTATAATGCTGGTGATACTGTAGAGA